AGGTTTCAAGAACGGGCTGGATGGTGTTACCAATGGGTTCAAGGCGGCAGGTGGAGGGGTTAAAGGATTTGGCGCAGCACTGGCAACGCTTGGATTACCCTTGATCATTGCGGGTGTTTCTGCACTTGTCGGAGTACTTAAGGCGTTCAAACCCGTTGCAGACGCGGTGGAGGAGTCTGTTACAGCGGTAAAGGCTGCATTTGGTGCGTTAATATCTGGCGGCTCAATTACGGAGGCCGTGAAACAATCGAGGGCAATGCTCGAAGTGATGCGCGACCTTGAAGACTCACAAAAAGCCTTTGCAATTTCGGCACAGAAATACAGCAATGAGATAGCTAAATTGATAGTGGCCTCTAAGGATAGAACAAAGACAGATCAAGAGCGATTGGCAATTGTTGCGAGGGCAAACCAATTGGAGGAGGAGTATTTTAATGCTTCTGTTGACCGCATAAACCGCGAGTTGTCGGCTCGTGAATCTGAATTTCTACGCAAGAACAAGATAACGCAAGCCGAATTAGACCTACTAGCAGAAGGTACATCAAAGCAAGCATTAGCACTTCGCGAACGATTAGAGAAAGGCGCGGAGTACAACGAGGAAGAGTTGGGTCAGTTGCAGGATCTTCTTGCCGAACGAGCCAAATTAGAGGGTGAAAGTCTGGTGCTACAAGAGAAGCTAGCTAACCGAACGAATCAGCTTCAAGATGAGATGGCCAAGGATCGGCAAGCGATGGCCGACAAGGTGGCGGAAGCTACCGAAAAAGCTAACGAGGCACGGAAGAAAGAACTAGAAAAACAACAGGCGATAGCAGCCAAGGAAATTGAAGACGCTAAAAAACAGGCGGAGGCAATGAAGGCCATAGCCGATGAATTTGCGCGTTCCAGAATGTCGGAATCCGATAGGCAGATGTTGGAACTTGAGGAGCGTACCGCACAACTGCGAAAGGCGGGTGTAGATGAGGTTGAAATTACCAAATGGGTAAATGAGACGTTGGCCAACATGGATAAGGCCAAGAAGTCCGAGCAGATGGCAAGGGATGCTGAGGCGTTCAATGATCAGATCGATTTGCTTGGATTACGTGAGCAGTTGGAAATTCAGGCGGCTGAAGCATCTATTGAAGGTGAGCAGGAACTAAATGATTCTAAAGCCAAAATAGCACTTGACTACCTTGCTCAAAGGCTAGCCATAATGCGCAATTTGGCATGGTTAGACAAGGAATTAACAGATGAGGAAATTGCCAACCTAAAGCTAGTTGAAGGTGAAATTGCAAGGATACAGGACAAGCTAGCCAACCCAGACAACCCAACATTCGCGCAATCGGTCGGACTTTCTGAACAGGACTTCGAGGCCATGCAAGCAGGTATGCAGGTGGCGCAAGATGTACTTGGGGCCATTCAAGAGGCCATATCTGCCAATGCTGAAAACAGAATAGCAGAGATTGACCAACAATCAAACGCAGAGATTGAAGCCATTAAAAAAAGCGGTCTTTCAGAGGAGGAGAAGGACAAGAAGATAATGGCCTTAGAGCAGAAAGCCGCCAAAGAGAAGTACAAAATAGAGCTTGAGCAGTTTAAATCTGCTAAGGCTATCAGTATCATCATGGCCGTAATATCCACAGCGCAGGCGGTAATAGCAGCGTTCACGGCAGGGTCTTCACTTGGCCCCGCTGGTGTAGTTGCTGGCCCTGTTATGGCGGGTGTTGCGGGTGCACTTGGAGCCGTTCAGATAGGTTTGATAGCAGCACAGCAACCACCTTCACCACCTGCATTTGCATCTGGTGGATATGTTTCTGGGGCTGGCAGCGGAACAAGTGATTCAATCCCAGCCATGCTTTCCAATGGTGAAAGCGTGAACACAGCGGAGGCAACAGCCAAGTTTGCGCCAATACTTTCCGCACTTAACGCCGCGGGTGGTGGTGTTGACTGGTATCGGGGTGAAGGCTACTCCAATGGCGGCCTTGTCCGTAAATTCGCAGCGGGTGGGGTTGCATCGGTCAGCAGCTCACAGGTGCGAGAATCTGAACAGATGGCAATGGTGGCCGCGCAGATGGCAATGTCGCAGCCCGTCCTTGTCCTTGAAGAGTTCCAAAGCGTACAAGGCCGACAGGTCAGAACTGAGCAGAATCTGCAACTATGAACGAACTGATCTTAGAGTTGACCAAAAGCGGAAAACTGAACGAACTTGTGAAAGCGGGGTTCGTCTCGTGGACTGTTCTACGTGACCGAGATGTTTACCTAACGTATATGACCCACCGTCAAACAGGGGTGAACAAAACGCAAGCGGTCAAACGAACAGCGGATCAGTTTGACGTGAGCGATAATCTGGTCTGGGTGGCATTGCGGAAAATGACCGCACCAAAATCACAATAGTACGCAGCCGTTTTCGCGTGGGGATTTTTGCCACGCATGACAGCACACATCTACATCGAAGGCCAGATAGGATCCTCTTACAAGGAGGACGGCACTGTTGACGTTCGCGGGGTTGAGCTTCAAGATGTTATTTCACAAGTAAGAAAGAACGCGGAGGCTGAAACCATCGTTTGTCACATCACAAGCCCGGGCGGTTCTGTTGACGTTGGTCGTAAGATAGCCCAATACTTCGCAAGCCTACCTAATCTTCACACCCTTGCGGAAATTCAGTGCGCTTCAATTGCCACTGAAATACACCTCTCCGTTCCCAATGAGCGCAGAAAGGTAGTTGCTGGAACGTCCTATTTGATTCATCAGCCAATGTTCTCTTTTCAGCGCGGTATCGCATTGAATAAAGACGAACTAGCAAGCATGTCCACCGAGATAGGCCGCACTCAAACCGAAATGGTGAGCAACTACGCCAAGGCTACGGGCATGGATAAGACCTCACTCGAATTGCTTATGCAGCAAGAGACGGCACTCACCCCTGAACAGTGTGTTGAGTTCGGTTTTGCCTCTGAAATAGTCACTAATGCAGCCGTAGCGGTTGCGCTAATCAAACCTAAAACACCATCACCTTCATCAATTGACACCATGAAAGAAGAAATAGCCAAAATGCGTATACAGCTTGCGCAACTCATTGCTGGCAAACCAATTAAAGCCGTTGCGCTTGACCTTACAACCGTTGACGGTACGCCCGTTGTGGTTGTTACCGAGGCCGATGCGCCAAAGGTAGGCGATGCCGTTACGGATGCAGAAGGTAATGCAGTTGCAGACGGTGAACACATCTTTGAGAAAATCAAAGTGGTCACTGTTGGCGGTGTAATTACTGAAATCATGGAGGCCGTTGTTGAAGACGCGAACGCGGAGGCATTGGCTAAGGAATTGGCCGAACTGAAAGCCGAACGCGAGCAGGAAAAAACGGCATTCGCGGAGTTGCAAAAGGAATTTGCGCAAGTAGCCAAACTTCAAAGCACCTACAAACCTGCCGCTCAGCAGGTCGCATTCCGCAAGGTAGTGGCCGATGAGCCTAAAGGTGCAGGTGGTTATTCAGCCATAAAAGAGGCTCGACTTGCCAAGAAAGAAGCCGCTGCAAAGAAGTAAACCACTCACTCACAACCAACCTAACAACCCAACACAATGGCAATCCTTAATCCCGCAGATCTGGCCTTTAACGGTGAAGAGATAAAAGCCCTTTCGGAAGGCATCATGGAGGACATCTTCGCGAAACCCGCGATGACTGAGTTCCTTACCGCCTACACGGGCATCAAAGCCAAGAAGCAGATCGCATTCCTTGGCCGTCTATCTGGCCTTGTCGGTCAGAAGCACGATGCTTCTGCTTGCGCACCTGTCGAGAACAATGCAACCATTACCAACTCCGACAAGTTCTGGGAGCCCGCATACATTGACGATCGTTTCAGCGAATGTTTCGATGACCTGTTGGGTACCTTCTTTGTTTACGGTCTGAAAAATGGAGTGCAGAAAGACGACCTTACGGCTACGGACTTCGCTCTGTTTTTCATCGAGCGTTATCAGGACGCGATCGCTGAAATGTTCCACCGACTTGTATGGTTTGGTGACACCGCAGCCGATGACACCGCAGGAGGTGGCACATTCGTGACGGCTGGTTTCGTTGCGAAGCGTTGGAATGCTTTTGATGGAATCTGGAAGCAGTTGTTTGCAATCGTTACCGCAACACCTGCGCGTAAGACTACAGACCTTACCTCCAAAAACGGACAGTTGTCCTTTGCGCTGCAAGCGTTCACATCTACCGACACGACCAACCGTGTAGTTACTACGATGTTGCAGAATCTTGTGTTCAACGCTGACTACCGTCTTCGCGATAAGGCCGATAAGATTATCATCGTGACGCAATCAGTAGCAGATCAGTATGTTCGAGAACTGGAAGCGGGAGCCGCTAACGGTATCCCTGTTGCTTTCGAGTACATTCAGGAAGGTATCACAATGATCAAACGCATGGGTGTCACCATCTACGCGTTCAGCTTCTGGGATCGAATGATTCAGACCTACATGCGCACAATCGCTACGGAGCTTAACTACTACTTGCCACACCGCGCACTGTTGACCACCAAGTCAAACCTTGCATTCGGCACGGAGGAGGAAGGTACTTTGTCAGAAGTTGACGTGTTTTTTGACAAGAAAGACAAGAAGACATACTTCGACTTCGGGGCTAACCTTGACGCGAAAGTGTTGCAGGACTACATGATCCAAGTTGCTTACTAAGCATTAACCCTTAAAGAAAGAAATCATGCCAATATGTGATGCACTTACAGCGGGTATCGCTTACGATTGTGCCAACCCACCTTCGGGCGGAGTTAATGACAGGTTGATCCTGTTGAACTTCGCAGATGTTGAAGCGGGTACGATCACTTACGATGGTGCTAACCCTATCATTGTCGAGAACATTGTTCTGGCAGGGGCTGCCGTTGGATACGTGTTTGAAGGGGTGAACAACTCCAATGAGCCGCGTTCTGCAATGGTCAAAGGCCGTTACGTTAATGGATACGACCACGAGGTGAGGTTCAAATGTTTCGACAATAGCCCCGCTGCGAAATTGCAGCTTGGCAAATTGGACGGGGCGCAAGTAGTTGCAATCGTTCAGAATAACAGAAAGGGCGCAACTGGAAACTCCGCCTTTGAAATCTACGGTCTTCAAACAGGTCTGAGACTGCAAGAACTTGAGCGCATTTTGGCAGACGCTGAAACGCAAGGCGCGTACAACCTCTTGATCCGTAACGATGAGATCAGCCGCCCATCTTCATTGCCGCACACGCTATGGGATACTGACTTCGCCACTACATTGGCAATTGTTGAAGCATTGCTGGTCTAATCCTTGAATACTGAAAGAAGGGCGGTGCGCGATGAAACGTGACACCGCCTTTTTTTATACATTCGCAGCATGACACCTACCGAAATCAAAGAGTTACTGAATGAGGTAAGCCCTTTGATAGTTGTGCCGAAAGGTCAGATAGACAAAGGCAATGCTACGGTGGTCAGATTCCTTGCTATGTATAAGGAATTGACGGGGAAAAAGGTAGGCGAAGGCACTTGCCATAACTGCATACTGGATGCCTTCTTTGAACTGAAATCATTAAACGAGGACCAACTAAAAATCAT